CGGTAAACTGTTCTTGGATGACGAGAGTTTAAAAGATTACCACGCCGACTTTAAAAGAGTTATCAATGATGAAAAGGCTCAGCAAACAATCAAAAATGAATTCGATCTCACATTTGAGAAAGATTTTCCTGAGCGGGAAGTTCTTAAATCCTATGAATGGGAAGATCAAGATGTTCAAGATGATGACGGGAACAGTATTGCTTTTGACGGCAAGCGCCTAAGAGTTTCGACGAAGAAGATCACTTCCCAGTTTAGGGACGACCCACATACTTTTGTCTACCGGGATCAAGGCACCCCCGTATTTATAAAACTTAAAAAGGGCGCCCCTGGCGGGCAGGGCGAGTTCATGGCAAATGCCATGAAAAACCTGGCGCACCAACCGTTGCACCCGATTCTTAAAAAGGTCAACTGGTTCACAAGGACTATTGCGAAGTTCTACACCTCGGCCAATCCGATGTTCATAATTCCCAACTTCTTCCGGGACTATGCCACAGCTGCAATCCACCTGTCTACGGCGGAGAAGAAAGATCTGTTCACCACAGCTCTCAACTTCAAAACCGTATATGCACACGGACGTGCTGTACGCGAGGCTGAAAGTATGATCGGAAAAAACAAGGATCCGCTTGAGAATAAGCAGATCTCAACGGACAAGGCTACTGCTGACATCATCCTTAAACAGATGAAGAGCTCGAATGCTGAGACTCGTCGTAAAGCTTATATTGCCGGCTACCAGTTCGCAAAGCAAGCGGGAGCAAAGGTTGGTTACTTCAGGCACGACTCCGTGGTGGATGAGATGAAGAACATCGAAAAACGAATGAAGACCGGCAAGTTTGAGGACATTAAGTCCGGATGGAAACGAGTGGGCAACCTACTTGAATCCATGAACACGGGTGTTGAGAACTCCATTCGTATGTCCACATTCTGGGCGGCCATTGAGAAGGGCCGATCCGTTGACGAAGCCACTCACCTCGCTCGGAACGTGACCGTTGATTTCAATCAAAAAGGCAACTGGACTCAGGTTATGGGATCCGCTTATGTTTTCTTCGGAGCAGCCGTAAACTCAACCGATCGACTTGTACGTCACTTTATGGAGCGCGATTCAAAAGAACGTACCATGCTAATTGGTGGAATGATCGGAGCAGGTGCTTTGACGTCGGTCTTCAATCGGTTGTTCGATGAACCTGACGAGGAAGAAGACAGGCATGATTACGACACAATCAATCCATTTGTTCGGGACACCCATCTCACTTTGCCCATGCCTGACGGGTTCCCCGGAAATGACAAAACGAGTGGGCGACGGGACACTGGATACTTTAGAATCCCTCTCCCCCTTGGCTACAACTTCTTCTGGGCCGTAGGTCAAGTAACTGGAGACATCTTCTCTAGCCAGTACATGGGTAACGATAAAGTGCCGGGCACAATGGTTTCTCACGCGTCCCGCCTTTCGGGTGCTTTGGCTAACGCAGCAAACCCGCTCGGTTCGGAAAGCATCTTTACGATGATGACCCCATCCGTACTCAAACCTCTCCAACAGCTTGAGGCAAATAAAGACTTCATGGGACGCCCGATTAAGTATGAGAATGCTCGCTGGGAGGCGGAGTCGCCTGCTCACATGCGTGACCCTCAATATACCGCCGCTCATTGGAAATGGATGTCCGAAAAGATAAACTACCTACTTGGTGGTAATGACGAGGTAATGGGAGCATTGGGTGGGGATCCCGTCATGGCCTCTAGTGATGCTATTCTTCAGTGGGATCTGTCGGGCAGTCAGATGCAACACCTTTTTCAAAACTGGGGTGGTGGCCCTGCTAAGCTTATTGACGCGGGAATCAATGGAATCTTTGGAGCGTTCGATGACAAACCATATCGCTTTGACTACGGCCATGTACCGATCGTCAGTCGATTTGCGAAGAGTTCCACATACGGCTCGGCCGTACGCAGTGATTATCAAGCCATAAGATCTTCAGTGGAGACCGTGAAGGCTGAGATGGCAGCGTTGGAGAAAAAAGGAGCACCGCCGAATATATACCGGAAGCAAAAGCTTATCCGAAAAGACATACTGTCTCTCGAGCCAATCCTTAAAAATACGGATAAGCAGATGAACAAGTTCAACAGACTCAAGAAAAAGATCGAGAACAGTAAAAGCTATTCTGAGAAGGAGAAGATACAACGGGTAGACGATATAGAGCGTAAGAGTTTAAAGTTAATGATTCGGGTAAACAAAAAGGCAAAATCTGTGGGATATAGAGTTTAAAGTATGAAGAACACCAACCTAAAGCTAAACGAGCAGCAGGAGGAAAAGCTCCTCAAGTATCTCACGGAACGTGTGGAGCAGTTAAAGGAAGACAACCGTCAGAGAATAGATGCGGATCGTAGATCGTGGTCGACATACAACAACGATCGGGAAGACAGGGTCTCTCCGGATTCGATCTTTGAGAAATCAAACCTGACCATACCCATGACGACGTTGGTCATTGACCACTTCATGGCTCGTGCGGAAGATGAAATAACGGGTACTAGTCCATACTTTAAATTCGAAGCCCAGGGCGCTCAGGATGAAGAGTCCGCTGAAGCCTTCGACAAATACTTCAACTGGAAAATCGAAGACAAAGCGGAGACTCGGGAAAGACTGGAAGAATCATATCTGCATATCTTTATCCAACGTGCGTGCATTATGAAAGCGGTCTACGAGGAGGATGTCTCCACTTGGTACGACCACGAAAGAAACGCACTCTTCAACAACGAAACCCAAGACTTTGAACAGGTCCCAGGTGAGGGACCAATCATTGAGGGTGAGGCTCAGTTCTTGACCGAGATGGATCCAATGACTGGCCAACCAGCAACACGCTTGGCCAACGACCCATCATTCGAGATGGTTCCTGGCTTGCACGAGTTCCAACAGTATCCGGAAGGCATACCTACTCAGATGGTCAGATACAAAGGTCCAAGGTCGGAGGTCATTGACTCAGACCGGTTCCTATGCCCAAGCACAGCAGAATCTGTAGATAAGGCGGATATCATAGTTGAGCTTTACGACAAAGACTTACGTTGGGCTCGTGACATGTTTTTAGAACGTGAATGGTTTAGTTTTGGAGACTATAAAAACTTAATGAAGCGGGACGCTAATCCCCGATCCGAAATCGACAAGAACAAAGATCGCGTTGAGAATCTAGACTTTGACTCGGATGCCAACCCAAGCATACCCGTTATGGAATGCTGGCTTAAACGCGATGTGCTAGGTACCGGTGAACCTCAAGAGTTTTGCGTATTCGTAGACCCTGAAACGAAAAAGATTCTCTACTACGAGTATGTTGCCAAGCTTACACCGGACAACAGGCTTCCATACAACGTCGTGTCTATCGGCAAAGAACGTAACAGATGGTGCGGGGCAAGCTTGGTTGAACGGATTGAGACTTTTCAAAACTACGTAGATCGACAATTTAACTGCCAGAGCTACCGTAACGAACTCGCTGCTAACCCGATCACCTGTGTCAACCCACAGGCTGTCGAGGACGAGCCCGAAGATGTTGAACTATATGCCGGAAAGATATTTGAAATTAAAGATCAGTATTCTGCTGAAGATTTCATATCTTTTGTCGCTGTTCCTAATGTCGATCAGAAGACGCAGGAGCTGATTGATTTCGTATTCGGAATTGTTCAGCTCTGGTTGGGCGTGAGTAATATGGCGCAAGGGGACTATCAGGCATTAGCTCCTGCCAACACCGCCACCGGTGTTGAAGCCACTCTTCGTGAAGCGTCCAAGATCGGACGTCGTTGGATGCGTAGAATCGTCAAAGGTTTCGAGGGTCACTTGACTAAACTCGTACAGATTGCCATGGCAACAATGGACGAGGAGGAAGTCTTTGAATACATGGAGGGTGACGTACGTGCCTTTGCTACGATGACTCCTGAGATAATTGAAAAGATTGCGATTAACGTGAAGGTCATTCTATCTCAGGATCAAGGTCAACGGGCTATAGAAAAAGCCAACCTTGCCTTGCAGGCTCAAGAGCGATTTTTCCAATCGCCTCCGGAGATGCGCCCATTCATGCGTCCTATGCTTAAACGCATACTTGATGCAATGGGTTACGAGAATACTGACGAACTTTTACCAGCTGAAGCCCCGCCCGATCCAAAGTCGGAAGCTGAAATCATGAAAATGATGGGCGATAACGCCGCACAAGGCGAGAGCCCCCAACCTGGTGACGGTATAACTGCCGCCGCTGAGGGTATGGGAAACTCTAATCCGCAAGGAGCTAACCAATATCAACAACAAGTCCAATAACTTATGAAATACTTACACTCAGGCAGTCAAAGAGCCTACAAAGGGCCTTTTCTTCGTAAAATGCCTCACCTACGCACCCGTAAACGCCTCTCGGCTTTTTTTTCCACCCGAGAAAAGGCGTTTTCGGCCGAGTTTCCCAATTTTGGAGCTACGTTGGGCGTGGACTACGATGGCGCAGACATAACCAAAGTTAATCGAGCTTCAGCAATAGTAAGATAGGGACAACCGGTTGTCCCCTCCGGGCAACAGACGCATAGTTTACTCATGCCAATACCAGGAAAAAAGCAAAAACTTAAAGGTCAAACCGTCGTACGAGCCGAGCACGGAAGTGCTTTGGCCGATCTTGCTGCTTCAGAATCCTCCGGTTCCGGGGTTGGAGGTATTGCTAGCGCCCTCCCGCCC